GGCGGGCTGGTCCTGCGGCTCCGGCTCGGGGAAGCGCGACTCGATCTCGCGGGCGATGGCCAGCTTGCGTTCCCGCAGCGCCGCGATCTGGTGGTCGAGATCCACGCGGGCCGCGTGCAGTTCGCCGGTCGGAACGCCCTCGAAGCTCATAGAGCGAAGATCCCCGACGCGTGCCACTGAATGACGATGTCGCCGCCGTTGGGCGTGACGCTCAGCCCGTCGATGAAGGCGATCAGGTTCGACGTCGACTCGGTCCCCGTGTGCTTGTAGATCACCAGCGCCTCAGAAGGGTCGCCGGTCACCGCCGTGAGGGTCTTGTCCGCGGCGTCGAACACGCCGTTGACGATCGTCTTCGACACCAGCGCCGACGAGACCGCGACCCGGGAGCCAGCGGCGACGTCATCGAGGAAGTCGTGCGCCGACGAGTACGTGTAGTCGGCCGAGTCGATCAGGATCACGCGGATGTCGTCCGCTTCGACGTCGAGGCCGGCGGTGAGCAGCGCCTCCTTGAACTTGGGGTAGAGGGCGCTAGCCATCGACGACACCCGAGGAGGGCACGACCGAGTAGGTCACGCCGCCCGTGACGCGCTGCGCCGCCGAGAGGTTCAGGACCAGCGCCTTGTTCGCGGAGAGCTCGAACAGGAAGTCCGGGCGTTGAGTGACCGGCGCGCTGCCCGTGTTGGCGAGCACGTCGATGGTCTCCTTGACCGTGCCGCCCGTGCCGTCCAGCCACGTGCAGACGTTCGCGGTGGCCGAGTTGCCGCCGACGAGGCGGTAGCTGTGGACGCGGATCTTCTTGCCCGCGCCCGGCGCAGCAACGATCGCATTCTCGTTCTGCGTGTTCGTCGCGATGTTGGCCGACAAGAGCGGCTCGAACCGTGCCATACGCCATATTGGACAGGCGAGGGCGGACGAGTTGTACGAAACGGCCTACGCCGCTTGCTGCTGAGGCGGCCCCTCGCCACCCTCAGACGGCTGGTCCTGGCCATGATCTGCCGCCTGCGCCTGCTCGTCCTTCATGTCGAGCACCTGGTGCAAGCTCTCCTCCACAAGCTGCTGAGCCATCATCGGATCCATCCCCATCGCCGCGAGGTTCTGGACGATCACCTGCAACGTCTCCGGCGGCACCACAGCGCCCGCGTTCAACATCGACTCCGGGTTCTTGAAGCCCAGATCCTCGAGGATCGAGATCATCGTCTGCCGCGGATCGAGCAACTGCCCGGCCGGCGACGTCAGCAACGTCATCTTGATCTGCGCGTCCTGACGCTTCTGCGGCACGTTCTCCGGCGTCGTCGACCCGCCATCGACCTCGATGTCGAACTTCCCGGCCAGTTCGTTCGGGCCGAGCTTCATCTGCGCCCACGCCCGCTCCGGCTCGCCCGGCACAGGAGGCGCCGGGACCCGCACCTCGCGCTGATCCATGATGTGCCGCTGGTTCAGCCGCAGCCAATGCTCACCGACCGGCTTGATCAGTTCGAGCTCGAGGCGGCGCGTCTTGTTCTGGATCCGCACCGACGCCCGCGCAAGCTGCAACTGGACGCCCGTCGCCGTCGCCTGCGACCCGGACTCGCCGCCCGCGAACGTGTCGCTGATCCCCGAGGCGCGGACGATGTCGGTCGCGATCTCCGCGGTCTCCCGGTAGCTGGAGGCCTGCGGGCCGGTCAGGTTCAACTGCCAGATGATGTCCTTCGGATCACCATTGACCGGGTTCAGTTCGCCGGGGCCGACCTTGATCTGGTCGGGGTCGATCAGCCCGTCGTTGTAGAACAGGACCGGGTTCAGGGCCATGAGGTCCGACCAGCGGCGGTCGGTGCGCATCGCGTTCATTTCGCGCTGCAGATCCTCGATCGGCTCGATCTCGCCCTTGCCGACGAACTGGCCCTCCACCTCTGTCGGCCGGAAGATGTGGAACGGCAGACGCCCGTAGTTCGTCTCGTTCGGGACCACGGAGACGATCCACAGGCGGTTCAGGACCGTGACGATCTGGCCGCGGTCGTGGTACTCGAGCACCTCGTGGATGTCGTTCATCCCCGTGCGCAACCCGGGCGTCGGGATCGGGAGGGTCTGCGCGTCGAACTGGGCGCGGACGCTCTCCACGTACAGGTCACCCGAGCGGCCCGTGTTCTCATAGTCCCCGGGGCCGAGCTTGATCCGGTCCCATGTCCCGTCCTCGAGGCGGGCCTTCACGTAGCCGGTGTCGCGCCACGTCCGGTGCCAGGCGCAGCGGGCGTCCTCGATGCTGGACGCGAACACGTCCCACCCGAAGTCGTAGGCGCGGACGAACTCGAACGTCGGATCGTCGAACAGCGGCTCGGCGGTCGTCTCCACGTAGTGCGTCCTGCCGAGCGCACGGGCAGGGTGCCACGACGCGAGCGGCTCCAAGGTCGACCGCTGGCCCTCACGCCGCAGCCAGTAGGACTTGCCGATCCCGATCCCCAGCTTCAGCGACGACTTCGCCACCGACTGCAGCCGAAGCTCGAAGCTGATGTTCGACTGCTGCTTGTCGACCACCGCCTTCATGTTCTTCGCGTTGTTCGGGTTCGCCTCGCCGGCCGGGAGGATCAGGATCCGCGGCCGGTTAGAGATCAGCGCGGGGAGGACGGTCTCGGTGATCGCGAACGCGTGCGGGATGAACAGCTCATGGCCGAACTCGTCCATCGCGTCCTTGTAGACCGCGTCACGATCCCGCCCGCGCGTGCCGCGCAGGGCGGCGCGAAGCTGCGTCCAGGAGTGGTACAGCTTCTCCATCCTGGCCCAGAGGCCGTCGCGGTAGTGGCTGCCTAGCGTCTCCTCGAAGTGCTGGACACGGCCGAGGATCTCCCGCAGGAGGCCCTGGTCTTCGGGGGTGAGCTCGGCGGCCACGGTGCTCAGTTGGCCAGGACGGTCTCGGCGCCTTCGGCGAGCGCCGTACCCTCGTTCTCGTCGCCGAGACCGATCGGGTCAGGCGTCCACGACGCGGCAGCGGGGATCGTCTCGGTCTGGAACACCCAGCCGACCGTCTCCCACTCGCCATCGGAGAGAGGCCGTCTCACGGGCGCGGCGACGAAACCGACACCGAGGCGTTCGCCCATGTGCTCGAGCGCGGCGAGTTCCTGCGCGACAGCCATCCGGAACCCGGTGTCGTTGCCGCTGTCGTCGATGTAGTCCTCGGCCCGGATCGCCCAGGAGCGGAGCTTGATGCCCTTCGCGGCCATGTTGCCTTCCCCAGTGATGACGTGGAATACGGGGGATGATGGCCGAGAGAGCCGACGACTAGTCGGACGTAGGTGCCATCAGCCCTTCGGCCGCGACCGCTTCGAGCATCAGGCGAGCGAGCACACGCGCCGCGCCGGGACCGTCCAGATCACCCTCTGCGCTCCAATTGGCCGACGTGTCGAGCATGTGAGCCAACAACGTCCCGGCGGCCAGTTCTACCGCCGAATCCGGCACGCGCGTCATGACTTACCGTCGTCGGTCTTCATGTAGCGCGCCGGATCAGCGCCAGCAGCAGCGTGGCGAGCGATCCACCGACCCCACTCCACATCGCCCGACGCCTCGTGGTTCGGATCGAACAGGCCAGGCGCTTGCGCCTGCAACGAGACCTCGCGGAGATCCTCGACCGAATGGCCACGGATCACGTGGTGCTCGTACTGCCAGCGCTCGTCCTCGGTGAACACCTTCGGGCAGAGGGTGCACGCGTACTTCGGCGGCTTCTGGTGGATCGCGTGGCTGTGGGGGATGATCAAGCCCATGGCCACCGATGATGCCGAGACGGTCGGCTAGTACCGCAACCGGCGCACACTGGAGTTCGGGCGCGGCGCGTCAGGCGCGCGCCTCGCGATCACCGGCTTCAAGTGCCGGATCATGTGCGCCTGAAGCCACGCCATCAGCAAATCGCTGAACGACCCCGGCGCAGGCTCATGCTTGGAAGGGTTCTTCTCGTCCTGCACGTAGGTCACCAGCTCGCCCGCCAGCAACGGGTCCTTGATCCCGTGCGACCCCTCACGCAGCAGCGCCTGGCCGAGCGCCTCCATCGCAGGCTTCGTCCGCCGGTTCGTGTCCCACCCGTACTTCGTCGTCTCCCGCTGCTTCTTGTCGTCGTAGGCCTTCTCCGTGAACACCCGCCGGTAGTAGTAGCGGCGGACCAGCAGATCGAGGATCACGTTGCCGTAGCCGCCCGTGCGCTCGATGCTCAGCCACGCCGTGTTCAAGAACAGCCCGCACAGGTAGGCGTGGCGGGCGATGATGTCGTGATCGATCCTCGCCCGGTACTGGGCGACCTGCTCGCCCGTCCAATGGTCGATCCCGATCAGCGTGTTGAACGCGTGCTCGTCACGCTGCGACGGGACGTCGTTGTAGACGTTGTCCGCAGCGTCGCCGGCGACAATGAACTGACCCGGCCCGCGGACCGCAGCGGCCATCCCGGACTCCATTTCGCCTAGGTCGACCTCGCCGCGGTCGTGCGCCTGGCGCCACTCCTCCGCCGTCTCGAACTTCGGCTTCGGCTGCCAGATCGTCCACAGCGGATCCTTCGCCCCCCAGAAACTGCCTGGCCACCACTCGACCCGCTCCGTCAGTTCGGCCTCCGGCACCCACAGCACCTTCGACGGGACCTGCACCTCGCCGTCTGAGAGCTTCCGCGTGACCGGGTCCTCGCCGACGAACATGCCCCGCTGCGGCCCGCCGTCCTCGGGCGCGCGCTTGGAGACGCTCTCGGCCTCGCGGATCGCGCGGGCCGTGAACACGACACTGAAGACCTGGCGCCCCGACCCGAGGAACCCCTCCTCGAGCGTCGCCGGGTACTCCTGGCGGAACAACTCCACCTTGCCGTCGCACTCGTCGACGATCGCCGTCCGCCTGAAATGAAGCTGCTCCGGCGTGCACCCGAACTCCTCGACCAGCCACGGCTCATCCTCCGCGATCACGCCGGCGGGACCGTTCGGGTTGCCGATGTCGGCGATGAACTCCTCGCGTTTCTCGGCCGACATGAAGCCGCGCACGCAGTCCGGGTCCTCCCACCAGCCGACAAAGACGACCTCGAACTCCGACAGCCCCTTGGCCGCGCGCATCACGAACTCGTAGAACCAGTTCTGGCCGTTCGGCGTGGACTCCATGAAGATGCTCGTCCCCGGCCGCTTCGGCACCGCAGGCAGCAGCGAGAGCGCCTTCGCACGGTCACGCCAGTACGCGACCTCCGTCAAGTGCATGTCCGTCCACGTCAGGCCACGGCCACCGCCGAGCTCCTCAGCCGTGTCGATGCTCATGCGGCTGTTCGGCCAGCCGACGACGCGACCGCCGACCTTCTCACCCAAATGGAGGATCTTCGTCCCCCGGCCCGGGTTATTGAAGTGCCCCATCGGCGGCCGCATGTTCTCCGGCAGGCTCGTGTCC